GTGCGTGGGGCTTTACTCCAGCAGACGACCTGACTCCGAAGCAGTACCAGCTCAACAAGGCCGAGTCACTGTTCACGCTGATTATGACGCGGGTGGCTAACCCGGTCTGGCTGATCCCAGCAAACAGCAACCCGTCGCGTATCTCTGGAGAAATCGGAATCCAGATCGAGTATACGCCGGTTGGTGGTGCTCAGCCCCAACGTGTCCCTGGCGCCGAGGCCCCGCAGTCACTCGTGAAGTACATTGAAGACATCCGCCAAAGCTTCGACGAGCTGAGCGGCGCATTCGCCGCTGTGCGCGGACGGAGCATGGGTTCGCGGACGCCTGTAGGAACCGTCCAGTCCCTCCAGGAGCGCGGCTTTGGGCGGTGGGCAACTGTCTTCCAGGGCATCGAGGCCGGCTACGAGTCCCTGGCGAAGAAGTCTCTCGAAGTGTGGCGGATGAAAGCACACACGCCTCGGCTCATGGCCGTTCGTGACGCCGTCGGGGGCTTCTCATTCCAAGAGTTTATAGGCGCGGATTGGGACGAAGGCGTCGAGGTTGAGGTTGAGGCAGGTTCGACTCGGCCTCACACACAAACCGAGAAGATGCAGACGTATATGGAACTCGCCCAGGTCGGCGTGCTGGACTTCATGGATGAAGCCCAAAAGATCAAGATGCTGGAAGACATTGGGATGCTGAATATGCGCCCCGGTGTGGAAGAAGATACCAAGCACGCATACAAAGAGAACGCCCAGTTCTTGGAATGGGCGCGCGGGGTTGGCGACCAGATCGAGGAGGTTCCACCTGAAATGGTGGATGTGCTGGCACAACAGCTGGCCGTAACCATGCCGATCCACGTCGTCCCCATTGTTGACGACCACGCGGTCCACTTCCTGACGCATCGTCGTCTGGCGATGACGGATGAATTCAAGCAGCTGCCCATGATTATCCAGCAGGCGTGGTACATGCACATGATGCAGCACCAGGCCGACTTGATGGCAAGTAAGGTGCTCAACGCACCGCCGATGGCCTTGCGTAACGCTGGAGTGGCTGCGAGTATGGGCGGTGCGCAGCCTGGCGGGCAAGGCAATGGGTCACCCGCGCAAGCAAGCACCCGTGAGATGGGCGGCGGTGAGTCTAATCCCAACGCAGAGGTTAATAACTAATGTCTAAGTCGCATCCGAAGGTCAAAGCTCCTACGGATAAGCCTACGGGTCCGAGTGGTGTACCGGGGCTCTCCGCTAACACAACTGTACAGGTCCTAGTGGTGTACCGGGGCTCTCCGCTAACACAACTGGCACGAAGGCTGCGGCGGCTCGGGCTGGGACTAGCGCCGCAAAGAAGGCGAAGTAGTCATGCCCGTCGGCAAGTATGATAAGTTCTTTGGCGGGAAGAAGGGTTCAGCGGCAAAGGTGAAGCGTTCAATGAAGAAGACCTACAAGTCTGAGAAGAAGGCTGAGAGTGTCTTCTATGCTACGAAGAACAAGAGAAAGGCCGGCGGCATGTCCGTCGGGTAAGGAGACAGCAATGGCAAAGGTCATGGGCAAGCCGGCAGGCACAAAAGGTTCTGATTGTGGCGCGCATGCTGCAATGCAGAAGGCGTCTAGCCCTGCGAGCGTGAAGTCAGCGGCAACGGGCGCTACCAAGTATAAGCATCGGTAAGAGAGGACGACAATGCCAGATCAGGTGATTGGTCAAGGTACTCCACAAGATGAAGCGCGTGCCGGTGCTGGCACTGGTGCAGACGTCAACCCGTGGGCCGCGTATGGGCTAAACCCCGACGGAACGCCTATTGTCGTAGAAGAGAAGAAGCCTGTTACGGACGACAAGACGGGCGATCCCAACACGGCTGCTCTCCAGGCCAAGGTTGCCGAGCTTGAGGCCAAACTGGCCAAGCTCCCTGAGTCATTCGAGGGAATGACCAAGAAGATGCAGCTTGTCGATCGGCTCGTTGCCGCCCTCAAGGGTGACGATGCTCCGGCGGGTGACCCAAAGGTAATGCGTGAGGTCTATGGTGACCTCAAGCGCGTGGCCAAGGCGTCGGCGCCTGGCCTCGCAAAGATGCTCGATCTGCTGGAAGAGAATCCAGACTGGATCGACCAGGTCGCTGGTTCGCAGTCTGCGCTCATGGCGAACCACTTGATTGGCCTGAACGAACGGGCGCACGAGAGGGTGCTTACCCTCGCGAAGAAGGCCGGCTTCAAGGCTGCAAATACCGATGAAATGTCGGCGCTGATATTTCCATTCGAGCAGACGATGACAACGATGATCAATGCAAACGCGGAGTTGCGGAAAGCGTTCATCAGCGGAAACATCGAGGTCGTGGATGAGATTTTCACACGTCTCGTCAAGCCCCATGTAGCGATTCGCCTACGCGAGAAGCAGAGTCGTACGGGCGCTCTGGCGCTCCCGAAAGCTGCACCGTCAGGCGGCGCCCCAGGGACTGGCGAGGATAAACCCAAGAGAGACCTCTCGACCCCCGCTGGCAAGGCTGCCTTCCATAAGCAGGCAGTTGGACGGTGGCTTGACAAAGCCGCCCAGCAGGGTGAAGAGTAAGGAGATAGTTTCCCAATGATGGACCTCAGCGCCGTCAACCCTCTGTTGAAGGACGAGTACGAGGATTACATCGTCGAACTCGTTCACACAGAGTCTGTAGCGCTTGACCTGTTTACCGACGGCGATACGTCTTCGGCGGACGGGCGGCGCGTTATTCTTCCGGCGCATCTGCGCCGTGACCACGCCGGTATCGGGTTCGTGGGTGAGGGGCGTCAGCTTCCCACCCCGAGCGCCGAGCAGAGCGGGTTCTTCACGATCCCGTTCCGCAAGTCGGCAGCGCGTTTCCAGATCACCAAGGAAGCCATTGACCAGGCTCAGACCAACCGCGGAAGTTTCGTGCGGACGCTGAGCTTCATCATGGATCACCTTGTCGAGAATCTCGTGGACATCCGCAACAAGGCCATGTGCCATTATGGCGCAGACGTCCTGGGGTGGGCCACGGGTGACGATACAGCTGGCGTGCTTGGGGTGGACACCCCTGGCGGGGTGGCCATGCCTACGGGCGTGAGCAACGGTTCACGCTTCTTCCAAGTTGGCCAGATCATCGCGGCCATCAATACTGGCGCTATCGTGACCAACTCAGTNGGNACNGTAGCAGCCGTCGCTCCGTCGAGCAACTATAACAACATCACCGTCACGTGGGCGTCCAACCCGACGCTTGCTGACAACGACGTCCTCGTTCGCGCACATTCGCTCACGGTGACGGATGTCGCAGATACGTCGTGGTATCAGGCGCCTATGGGTCTTTTGGGGATGATCGACGACGGCACGTATGTGTCGGACTACTTCGGTCTGAACCGGACGACCTGGGATGCGCTCAAGTCCTACGTGTTCGCAAGCGTGGGCGCGCTGTCAAGTGACATCCTCCAACAGGGAATCGACGTGGCGTATGCTCGCGGGCGCGGGCATATCCAGTATTTCCTGTGCGAGCAGGCTGTGCGGCGCCAGCTTCTGGCCCTCCGCGAGGGCGACGTCCGCTACGATGGTAGTGGCTCCGTCAACCCCGATGCTGGGTCGAAGATGGGCAAGTACGGTCAGACGATCACGTGGTCGACCATGCCGATCAAGGTGGACTACAACTTCCCCTATGGGATGCTGATGGGCATCGACCCTTCGACGCTTGTCCGGTATTCCGTGGTGCCCGGGAAGTTCGAAGACTGGGGTGGCTCCGTGCTGCTTCCAGCCGCCGCGACGCATACGGCCACCGGGCTGTTCTATCTCGTCGATAACTTCTTCCTCGATGCACCCAACAAGTGCATCCGGTGGGATGGTATCGATGTGACGGTCAATAACATTCACGTTGAGTAAGGAGTTAACATGCACGGCTTGGGACCACTGGTGAAAGTGATTAACCGTGTCCGTGGCGTGGATGGCAGTCTGATCCCCTACGAAGGGGTCGTAGACGGCGAAGCTATCGTGGTGCGGGATACGCTCGATCTTCCCTTGGGAGTCGCGCGTATCCTTATCCACGGCTCAATGTATCGCGTGGACCCGGTGACGTTGGAGACCGCGTACAAGCTAGGGTGCGCCGAGCTTGGCGCTCCCGAAGACCCTATCCCCGTAGAAGAGACACAGCGCGTGGAACTCATCGACCGCTCTGGATTGCCTGAGCAGAAGATGGAGCTTCAGCGCATCCGGAACAATAATCGCGTGCGGCGGCATGACCCAATTGGAGTTTCGACGCCCGCGCCAAACGCAGATGGAGCCCTTCAAGGCTCCTTTGAAAGGCTATAACAATGGCTATCGGAAACCTTGGGGCTTCTCTCAACCAGCTGCAAGGCTTTATCGCCAGCGGGTTTGGGGCGCCTAACAACCAGGGCCTGTCCCTGGTGCCTGAGATGGTCGAGCGCATCGCGTCTCGGGCTGATCTGACGGAGGCAACATCCGCGTGATGCCCCCGCGTCTCTTCGACGGCACGAACGCCGTGACGTTGGAGACGACTGCGGTCAAGCTGATCGCGGTCATCGCGCAGTCGCTCGCGGCGCAGGTTGAGGATGCAGCAGTCCTCTTCTATGAAGCCGCGGTGACCGAGGGGACCACCCGCTACGTGGCGATGATTAACGTGGACGCGGCCAACACGGCAGCGACCGCGAGGGCTACAGCGGTTGTCTTTCCTGAGCCGATCCCCATGGCCGCGCTGTACTGGTCGGTTGTGGACAACGGCGCTGACGGTGACATCGAGGGGACGACCCTTGGTGATGCCAGCGGCGTGCGTGTCCTCGTAGTGTACGCAGAGTAATCTGGCTAGAGCCCCGTTAGCTTAACAGGCAGAGCGGACGGTTTGTAACCGACCAGGTCGTGGTTCGACTCCACGGCGGGGCTCCATCATAAACAGAAGCCCACCCGTAGCATATAGTGGGCCAAGGAGACGGATTTGATTAGGGATTTTAACGTCGATTGGCTTGAGCACCGGGAGTTCATCCCTGCTCAGGCGTTCCAGACATATGTCACAGGAGCGGGCGTCGCAGCCGGTGACCCGGTCTTCCAGGAGATCAGCACGTTTGGTCTCACGGGTGGCCAGGTGAATGCGGCAGGCGACAGCTGGGCAACCATCTGGATGCCATCAGATGTTGATCGCAGTAAGCAGATCCGCTTCCGCGTGTGGTGGACGCAGACGCAGGGTGTCACAACCGACATCATGACGTGGCTGGTCACCTACACGCAGTTTGCGGAAGACGAGGCGCTGACGGACGTCGCTGGTGGCACCGGCACGGGGCTCAATACTGTCATTGGCACGGACGCTTCCAGTGACGATGCGCTGGCACTCCAGGCTACGGGCTTTGGGATACTCAACCGTAACACGCTCGATACCGATTGCGCGATGGTTGGGCTGGTCGTGGAGGCTGACGCTATTGGCACCTTCTCAGCCGATGAAGTGAGCTTCCTCGGGCTGGAGATCCGCTATACGCCGCGCAGGACTGCTGGTCCGCGTAAGAACATCCTTGGCGGGCGGCGGCTCTTGAACGCCTATCCGCTGGGCGTCCAGCTGCACGCAACACAGGAAGGTCTGTAAGAACAACTAGCTCCCGGTGGTGGTTCGAGTCCATCACCGGGAGCCATCACGTACCACAATCGTGGGGTCTACTCCCCAGGAGACATCATGCCTCATCTGCCAATCTACAAGACGTTCACAGGCACACCCACAGGAAAACTCCGCAGCACGTATCATCAGACGGATACCAACCTTCTCTACGTTCCTGGGTACGTTCAAAGACCACAACGGCAACGATCGCAAGCTAGAGGGTATTGTGGTACTCTATGCGTCCCTCCACAATCGGAGCGGTGGCGCAGCGAATGTTGGTATCGGCTGGCGCGTGCCCAATCGGCTCTGGATTGCTGGCCAGTGGGACGATACCGGTGGCGCTACACAGTATAGCGACGACACCACCGCCGCGCAGGACACGGTAACCGACGACTTCCCGCTTGAGACGACGACCAATAACGATGGCTACGTCGTGGCAAGCCGCGAGCGATTCAACTGTGTCACGCTCAACGTCTCCACGGCATCCGCGGATGCGACGAACCCCACGCGGGCGGTGCGGTATAGCGACTCGGCTGGTACAGGTTGGACCAACTTCACGGCGACTGACTTCTACGCATCCGATGGTACAGGCGCTGCTGAGTACACAACTGGCGAGCAACTGCTCGTCTTCAACACACCGTGGGATTGGGGTCGCACGTCGAGTCTTGGTGACATCCCTGATGGGTACTATGCGGTCAACGTCCGTGCCACAACGGCACCGGATACCACTGCGGGAATCGCTGCCTCCATCGAGCTCTGGAACATCCATCTGCTGACGGAAGCGCTTGGCGACAACGGGACGCTGGAGTTTGCTGGGAGTGGCGAGCCCCTATGGGAGCGGTTCTCAGACGGACTCTCTGTGTTCTTCTCCACCGCGAGCGCCATGAACCGCGCGACGGTGCAGGTGAGAATGGCCTAATGCCTATCTATAGTGGAAACGAAGAGAAGCGTATCGTAGAGACCGGCCCGCCTGGCCCGGACGGCAAGCAGGGTTCACAGGGCGTTCCTGGCCCGCGTGGCCCACAGGGCGAGCCTGGCGTGCAGGGGCCTAAAGGGGACGTTGGTGCGCCCGGCCCTCGGGGCGCTGTAGGCCCTGTCGGCGCGCGCGGTGAACGTGGTGAGGTTGGGCCACGTAGTGAATCGGGGCCGATTGGTAAGACGGGCCCGGACGGACCACGTGGCCCTGCTGGGAGCCAAGGTCCAAAGGGTGACAAAGGCGTGCCCGGACCTGCTGGCCCATCTGGCCCGGTTGGCCCCCGCGGGGGTAGTGGTCCTGAGGGTCAACAGGGTCCAGAGGGTAAGCTAGGTCCTGTGGGGCCTAAAGGCTCCAAGGGGGATACTGGTAGCGCTCCTATTGGCGCGATTCTCCTGTGGCCATCCGCTGCTCCGCTTCCTGATGGTTGGGACGTCTACCCGCTGCGTAAGGGCGAAGACTGGTGGCGGCGTGTGTGGGAGCAGGCTGTGGGCGGTGACGTGCCGCGGTTGATTTGTAAGGTGCGGTAATGCCAGGCGAGGCGTTTGATCGTACAAACAGTCTACTCAATTCTCTGCTAACAGAGCTTGAGCAGAAGCTGGAAAGCGCCGACGCGACTCTAGTGTCTGGGAAGACGCTCAAGGTCGCCGTGGGCAGCGACACCGCCACNGATCAGATCATCGCGGCTGTTGCNAGCAAAAAGCTNAAAGTCTTCGCCTATCAGTTGCAGAGCCAAAGCGACACCATGACCGCGTCAC